ATCTGAAATCTTAGAGCAGCTTGAATTTATGATAGAGTCTGAAGGTAGTGGATATCCTGATAAGGCTATAAAAGACTTAAAGTCATACATCTATGACACGGTAATACCTACACGTAAAAATAAGACACTTTCTGATAAGCAGAAAAAAGACATATTTAAAGAAGCTTTAGACGATATTGGAGTAAAGCCTAATATCATTACACCTCAAGGTAGCTTATCTCACGTAGCAAGTGAAATTGTAGGACGCGAGTTTGAATTTGAAGGACATATGTACTTACCTGATCTTTCAGATATGTTATTTGAGGCGGTAGAAACTGGACTAGGTAAAATGGAAACAGTTACTACTAAAAAAGACTTACCTGTTCAGCGTATCACTGACTCAATTCGTATGTCCCTACAGGCTATTATAGCAGACGCTAAAGGAAAAGGTGTAGATGAGATTGTCTTACCTCCTGTAGAAAAACTAGCAGAGCAGCGTTTTGACAAAGATGAGTTAGCTTCCAAGATTGCCAAGGGTTCTGCTTTCTATAACACCTACGTAGCAGCATATCAAAAGGTTCTCAAGCAGCTAAAGAACGAATTAGGTAATCAGGTTAAGGTAGGTAAGAAACCGCTTAACTATTATGTATATGACGATAAGAGTTATAAACAGTCTGTTGAAACAGTACAAGGTACACTACTAGACATTTCTAACTTGACTATTGATCCAACAAATATTAAACTACGCTTCAACAAAGGTGGATTAGTAGAGAGACCAACTAAATGAACTTAGGCGCACTAAAGAAGATCACAAATGACAAGCCTCTATGGGATGCTTACGTAGAATACCTAGATAGTAAGATTAGCGCAGCACATATCCGTATAGAGCAAAGCAATGACGCAGATGCAATGTATCGCATACAGGGCGAGATAGCTGCACTACGTAGATTAAAACTTATGAGGGAAGAAGTTAATGGACACAGCTAAGCAGACGCAGATGGCTTTCATGCTAGATGAAGGTGGTCTAAGTGATGATGGTACTACTGTGGACCCAGTGAGTGGCAATGAAGTGCCTCCTGGATCACTCGCTAAAGAAGTACGAGATGATGTCCCAGCGCAATTAAGTGAAGGTGAGTATGTAGTACCTGCTGACGTAGTGCGTTACTTTGGGGTCAAGTTCTTTGAAGACCTACGTAGTGCTGCTAAAGGTGGCATGATGGAGATGGAAGCTAATGGTCGTATTGGTGGTGAACCAGTAGCTATGACTATTTCTAATCAGACTGGCGGTGAGCTTACTCCTGAAGAACTAGCAGCAGTAGAACAAGCTACAGGTATGGCTCTAGGTGGCGTAGTACGTGCTTCTGATGGCACAGACGTAACGACAAACCCTGCAATGCAACCTCAGTTTACAGCACAAACGGGTTCAAGCATGTTCGCTCCTGGCTACCTAAGTCAAAACGTTATCAATCAAGCTCAAGGTACACAGCAGCGTACTGTATTCTTGTATCCACCTGATGGAGGTGCTCCTGTACAAGTTACTCTACCTGTAGAGCAAGCTAAATATGATGACTTAAAAGCACAAGGCTACACAGAGACACCTGTAGAAGTTAAGACTGAAGCACAAGCAAGTAGAGACGATCGTGGCCCTTCTGCACCTCCTCCTCAGCAACAAGAGTATGAGATTGACTTAGAAGGTTCTACATCAGAAGACCTAACTAAAGTAGCTAAGAGCATGAGCATTATGAGTAGTGTAGCTACAGCGTTTAGTAGTCTAACTGGCACTCCCGTAGGTATGGTTATCAATACAGGATTGGTAGCTAAATACAACGATATTGTTGAAGAGCTTAACAATCGTGGAGAGAACACAGAAGGCTTAGAGCGCAGAGGCTCTATCTTCGGAGGAGAGTCTAGTTTGTATGATAACCTTGGTGACACAAGCGGTGATGGTAATGTTAATTTTGGTGATACTTGGCTAGGTGACTTACTTGGTTTTGACGGTGAGTCAGGTGTACAAGGTCCAGGATTACGTGATTCATTTAGTGGCGCTCGTCGTACAGGCGGTGGCGGGGATAGTAGTACACCTACTCCGACACCTAGCGGCTCTGGATCGTCAGGCTCTCAGACTTTTGGTGAGGCGTTTGCAGCTGCACGTGCTGAACAAGGTGCAGGTGGTACTTTTGAATATGGAGGCAAGTCTTATTCAACAAATACTGCTGAAGATGAAGAACAAAATAACTTTAATCCAGACGGTTCTACTTAATAGTATAGAACCTATCCACATAACTATAAGGCTACCCAGCGCAGTGCTGGCCCCAACATAAGGAGAAACAAATGTCGGAAGCCCAAGTAGAAGTGCAATCAGCTGCACACCAACGTAACCAGGCTCGTGTCGCAAAGGACGAAGCAGAACTTGAAGCCCTACTTAAGAAAGCGCGTGGTGAGTCCGATGACGCAGAAGAGGAAGCGTCCCAAGAAGAGCAGGCTACTGAAGCGAAACCCGATAGCTCAAAGCCTGTCTCAGAACCAGTACAGACAGAGAGTCGTACCGAACAAAAAGAAGAACGTAAAGCTGAAGCACAAGAAGACTCTGGAGAGCTAAGTGCCGAAGAGAAGAACTTCAAGAAGCGGTACGGCGATCTTCGTCGTCACGTACAGGAGAAAGAGCAAGAGTGGAAAGTTAAGTTTGAGCAATTACAATCTCAACTTGATAAAGCTACAAAGAATGAGCTTGTACTACCTAAGTCAGAAAAAGACATTGAAGCTTGGGCTAAAAAGTATCCTGACGTAGCAGGTATCGTAGAAGCTATTGCAGATCGTAAAGCTTCAGAGCGTTCTTCTGACATTGATAAACGTTTAAAGGAGATCGAAGAGCTACGTGTAGATGCTAAGCGACAACGTGCAGAAGCAGAACTACTACAGATGCACCCTGACTTTGAGCAACTACGTGCAGATGATGAGTTCCACAGCTGGGCAGATGATCAGCCTAAGTGGGTACAAGATGCTCTATATGAGAACGCTGAGGACGCTAAGGCAGTAGGACGTGTTATTGATCTATATAAAGTAGACAAAGGCATCAAGACTACTGCTAAGTCTGCCTCAGATAAGAGTGCAGCCTCTTCTGTACGTACACGTAGTAGTACACAACCTACGTCTAACGACAGTTCTAATTACCTTCGTGAATCCGAAGTAGCTAAAATGTCCATTCGTGAATACGAAAAGCGACAAGAAGAAATCCTAGACGCACAGCGTTCAGGTAAATTTATTTATGATGTAACACGAAAATAGCTTGACAAGCTGTTAATCATAAGTAAAACTATAGCATATACACCTTATTAGTGTGTATGCTTTTACTAAAGCACTAGCCACACAAAAGAACTACCCTGACATATAGGCCCAGCGCTCTACGAAGATAGGCCAATCTGATTGAGCAAAGCTGACCACCCTAATATGAATGGCCTCTTTTCTATGTGGATATTGTGTTATACTCAACGCCATATCTATTATGAAAGGAAACTAACCTATGGCTATTACTTCCGCATCAGGAGGCTTTGACGGTAACTGGAGTCCAGTTATCTACTCCAAACAGGCACAGATTGCTCTACGTAAATCTGCTGTCACAAACGCAATCACAAACAACTCTTACTTCGGTGAGATCGCTAACCAAGGCGATGTTGTTCGTATTCAGAAAGAACCAGACGTAACTGTAAACGCTCTTGAGCGTCACACAGCTATTTCTGTCGAGAAGTTGAACGACGAAGACTTCTCTCTGACTATTGACCAAGCAAACTACTTCGCATTCAAAATGGATGACATCGAAGACCAGTTCGCAAACGTTGATTATGTATCACTAGCTGCTGATCGTGCCGCTTATAAAATGGCAGACGCGATGGACACAGACGTGATGCAGTACTTGTCAGGTCACACATCAGCAGGTGAGTATTCAACTGCAACATCTGGTGATGCGCAGCATGACACTGCAGGCAACCTAACAGGCGAGTTCCTAACAGCGAACCACCTAGACGCAACTGACTTCTCTAACTTGACTATCTCTTCTACAGCGACAGCAGGTGACTCAGTTCCTCTAGCACCACGTCTACCAGGCGCAACTGCATTGTCAGCAACAACTGTATCTCCTCTAACAGTCGTAGCTCGTATGGCTCGTAAGATGGACACACAGAACGTTGACTCACGTGGTCGTTGGATCGTAGTTGACCCAGTATTTATGGAAATGCTGAAAGACGAAGATTCACGCTTGTTGCAGTCTGACTGGGGTGGCTCTGGCCTAATGAACGGTTTGGTTATGAACAACCTACACGGCTTCCGTGTTTATGTTTCAAATAACCTACCATCAAAAGGTGATGGCGCAGGTACATCTGGTACAACAGCGCAGAACGACGACTACGGTGTTATCGTAGCTGGTCAGGAAGAAGCAGTAGCTTCAGCGGAGCAAATCAACAAAGTTGAGAACTACCGTGACCCTGATTCATTTGCAGACATCGTACGTGGTATGCACCTATATGGACGTAAAATCCTACGCCCAGAAGCGCTTATCACAGCACGTTACAACGCTGCTTAGTATTACATAACAGGTTGGGCTGGTCTTATCAAGAGGCTGGCCCAACTTTACTTTAAGGAATCGTTATGGCTAACTATGTTACTCTCATAAACCAAGCATTACGCCGTGTCAACGAAGTTGAGTTGGACATAGGTGGTGACGGCTTTAGTGACGCACGTAACTTACAAGGCCTTGCTAAGGATGCCATTAACTCGTCAGTACGAGAGATTCTGCAACACGCTCAAGAGTGGCCTTTTACTCTTACAACATATACGCAGACATTGACAGCAGGTACAGGTGTCTATGACTTTGCATCTGATGCATCTAAAGTAGATTGGGATACGTTCTATTTAAAGCGTTTATCTTCTAGGAATAACTCACCACAAAAACTACCAGTAATTACATATGAAGATTATATCCGTTTCCATCGCAGTAATGAGGAAGTAGGAGGTACAGACGCACGTACTACTCCTAGTAGAGTATATCAGACAGAAGACCTAAAGTTTGGCGTTACGCCTCTACCTGACGATGCATACGAGGTGGAGTATCGCTATTGGTCTTACCCTGAAGACATGACAACATACGATGATACTTGTATTATACCAGACCGTTTTAACACAGTGGTCATTGACGGTGCAGTTATGTATCTATTGAGATTCCGTGCTAATGAACAAGGCGCTGCACTACACCAGCAGAAGTTTGAGAAGGGTATGGACGACATGCGCCGACTACTCTTAGATACACCTCTCTATGTAACCTCCAGTATTCGCCCAGGTAGACATTTTAACGCACAGTCTGGTATTAAGTAATGGCAGATAACTTACGTACTTTTGCTGCTCCTTGTACGGGAGGTCTAGTGATTAACCAAGACCCTCTTACTCAAGGCGGTCAGATGTCAGGGTCAGCCTCACGTCTTATCAACTATGAGCCTGCCTTGAATGGCGGGTATCGTCGTATTAGTGGCTTTGATGACACCTACGGTGAAGTACCTGGTGAGGCTAACTCTCCTGTGTTAGGTGTGCATGTCTCAGCAGATATTAACGATGGTATCTTTGCTGCACGTAAGCCAGCCTCAGGTAACAACTACTTGCATCGCTGGAATGACACAACAGATGCTTGGGTAGCAATTACGTCTGTAGGTTCACCTACTATGACAGGCGTAGACAAGGTACGCTTCGAGAGCTTTAACTGGGGTGCACCTAAGTTTGCTATGGCTGATGGGGTTAACCCTGCAGCTACTTGGGATGGTACTACGTATGTACAACTAACAGGGGATCAAGCACCCAGCGCACCTAGCTTAGTTGCTGCATTTAACAACCACCTATTCTTAGCAGGGGATAGCTCAGAGCCATACAATCTGTACTTCAGTGCGCCACTAGACGAGACAGACTGGACTCCCGCTTCAGGTGCTGGTGTTGTCAACGTAGGGTTTGAAATAGTTCAGATCAAAACTTTCCGTGATCAACTTTATATCTTTGGTACTAATAACATCAAACGCCTAGTTGGTAATAATATTGCTGACTTTCAGTTGCGTACTGTCACATCTAACTTAGGGTGTGTTGCACCTGATAGTGTTGCAGAGTTCAACGGTGACATTATCTTTCTATCACCAGATGGTATTCGTCCTGTTACAGGCACAGAACGTATTGGTGATATTGAGCTTGCTACTCTTTCTAAGCCTATTCAGTCTATCTTTGAAGACTACACAGCTAATGAAGACCTAGCCACAATGACTACTGTAGTTCTAAAGAAAAAGTCTCAGTTCCGTTTATTCTTTGCTGATCAGGAATCTCTAGGTGTTATTGGTGCTATTCGTCGTAGTGGACAGGGTGGTGCAGGGTTTGAGTTTAGTCAGCTTGTAGGTATGTCTGTACGTGTAGCTGATAGTGGCTATATTGGTGACGAAGAGTTTGTCATTCACGGAGATTCTACGGGTAATGTTTTCAGGCAGGAGACAGGTACAAGTTTCAACGGTAATGAAATCTTTAGTTTGTATCAGACTCCGTTCTTCTACATGGATGATCCTGCTTTACGTAAGTCTTTCTATGAAGTAGACACT